GAAACACCATCTAAACCACAAATAAAAGAAAATTACCAAGCAGTATCAAAGGATGATGGAAGTTGGGGAGAAATGAGATTTGATAAAAGAAGTGCAAATCCACATACTCCAAGAATTACACCTGATATGTTAGGATATGGTGATAACTCATTTGGTGAGGAATCAAATATGGCAGACCAATTTGGTGCTTCCGCAGGTGGACCATCGGTATTAGAGCAAGCAAGAATGATGGCACATAAGAATCCAGAGGGAGTTGATGTGTTGATGAAAGCAATGACAAGAGATTACTCACAATTAGTTAAGAAGTTTAATAAGAAATAATGGCATACGTTATACAGAAACCATTAATTATAGATACCCAAGACAAAAGTGTTGGTGTATCTCTTCCATTTACTGTTGGAAATAATGGATTCTTTGCTGTTACATATACCACAAAAGAACAAATAAAATCAGACCTTAAAAATTTGATTTTAACTAATAGAGGAGAAAGATTGGGAATACCAGATTTTGGATGTGATTTAAGAAAGGTTATATTTGAACAAGATGGACAAGATGCTTATGCATATATACAAGCCGAAATACAAGATTCAATTTCAACTTGGCTACCCTTTATAACAATAAATGGTATTAACATATCATCTAATGATGCATCAAAAGATAATAATAGAATAGATATTCAATTGGATTATACCTTATCATTTGCTGGTAACAATTCAAGAGACTCATTAAATATAACAGTATAATATGGCACTACTACCTACCGAAAAAAATTGGGGTAAAAACAATAAAGATATAAAATATCTTAATAGAGATTTTGCATCACTCCGTCAATCTCTTATTGAATTTACGAAAACATACTATGCTGATACGTTTAACGATTTTAATGAAGCATCGCCTGGTATGATGTTTTTGGAACAAGCTGCATTTGTTGGTGATGTTCTTTCTTATTATACAGATGCTCAATTAAAAGAATCATTTATTAATTTAGCTGGAAACTATAAAAACGTTTTAACTCAAGCACAAAATTTAGGATACAAACCAAAATTATCAAAGCCAGCAACAACAACTTTATCAGTTTATCAAACCGTTCCAAGTACAGGAAGTGGTATTAATAATAAACCTGATTATACTTATGCGTTGAAGATTAAACAGGGTATGCAAGTAAAATCTACTCTAAATACTAATTTGATTTTTACAACTACCGATGATGTAGATTTTAATGATGCAACTGATAGAGAGGTTAGTGTATTTCAAACAGATGGTGTTAAGCCACTATTATATCTTATAACAAAAAAAGTAAAAGCAATAAGCGCAGAATCAAAATCTGTAACGCAAGAGTTTTTTAGTTTTATAAAAAACCCAATCGTATCAATAAGTGATACTAACTTTATTGGAATAAGTAATGTGGTTGATAGCAATGGTAATAAATACTACGAAGTTCCTTATTTGGCGCAAGACATGATATATGTAAAAATACCAAATGTAGAATCAAACGACCCAACGTTATCACAATATAGAGAATCTGTACCATATTTATTAAAATTAATCCGCACACCTCGCAGATTTACAACAAAAGTAATGGATACTGGTGATATTGAATTACGTTTTGGTGGTGGTAGTGGGGATGTAAGTGATGAGATATTAATACCATCTACTAAAAATGTTGGTTTGGGTTTAAACAATTCAATTGATAAACTTGGTGAAACATTTGACCCAACACATTTTTTAAAAACATCAACATATGGTATAGCACCATCACAGACTACATTAACAATTAATTATTTATCTGGTGGTGGTATTTCGTCAAATGTACAAAGTGGTGATTTATCAACAATTAATTTAATTGAATTTGATGAAGATTTGATACAATATACACCAATATCATTACCACAATATAACCAATCAAAACAATCGGTAGCGGTTACTAATTTAGAACCAGCAGTAGGTGGAGCTGGTGGTGAAACTATTGAAGAAATTAGAGAAAACGCAATAGCAAACTATGGTTCTCAAAATAGAGCAGTAACTCGTAAAGATTACGAAATTAGAACACTTGCTATGGATGCTCAATTCGGTGGTGTTGCAAAAGTTTATGTAGCACAAGATACTGCATTGGATGATACAAAGGTACAATCGGTTTTAAGAGATGATACTGCTAGGCAACAATTTTTAAATTTAGTAAAATCATCAGTAGGTAAAAGTGATACGGAAATAGGTGACCAGATTGAAAGATATATTTTACAACAAAAATCTATAAACGCGGAGTTTAATAATCCATTTGCTATCAATATGTATCTTTTGGGATATGATGTTAATGGCAACCTCACCACACTAAATGATGCAGTTAGACAAAATCTAAAAACATATTTAGAAGAATATAGAATGTTGACAGATGCGGTTAATATGTTAGATGGATTTGTTATTAATATTGGTATAAACTATGAGATTACAGTATTTTCCAACTACAATAAACGAGAAGTTTTATTAAAAGCCAATCAAGCATTAATAAACTATTTTGATATTACAAAATGGCAAATGAACGAACCTATAAATTTAAGTGAGATTGAATTGGAAATAGCAAATATAGATGGTGTATCTTCCGTTCAAAATGTGGAAGTTGTAAATTTAAGAGGTAGTAATTATTCTACATACGCTTACAACATTAAAGAGGCAACTCGTAACAAAATGGTTTATCCATCTTTAGACCCTGCAATCTTTGAAATTAAATTTCCAAACACAGATATTAAAGGAAGAGCACTATAATGAACATATTTTACACAGCATCATCGGATGCAAGTATATACTTACAACAACCATACCAAAATACTGGTATTGATGAGATATTAGAAGTATCTAAACAATACTATGGTGATACAAAAGATATTGCTAGAACTTTAATAAAGTTTGATTTAACTGCCATATCTCGTAGTGTAGCTAGTGGTGAAATTCCATCCGGTTCTTTTACTGCATCGTTAGAATTAAAGTTAGCAGAAGCAAATGAAATACCCGCAACAATTACATTACAAGCATACCCAATCTCACAGAGTTGGGAAAATGGTACTGGTACTCGTTTTGATAAAATATCTACAAATGGTGTAACTTGGATTTATCGTAATGGTGATGATACAACATCTATATGGAATGATGATATAAATGGTATTACCGCATCTTTTACTGCTGGAACAACTGGTTCTTGGACTGGATATGGTGGTACTTGGCACACACAATCAGCTGATAGTAATACATACTCATATGAGTTAGGTGATGTAACTTTTGATATTACACAACAACTTCGTGTTTGGTTAAGTGGTAGTTATGCTAACAATGGCTTAATTATCAAATATAATTCAGAAGCAGAAGAAGATAGAGTTGATTATGGTTCTATAAAGTTTTTCTCAAAAGAAACAAATACCATCTACCAACCAAAATTAAAAATTAGTTGGCAAGAAACATCACCATCAACAGGTAGTTTAGCAGCTGTTGGTACTAGACAATATAGAGTTTATTCATCTAATTTAAAAAACCAATACAAGTTAGGACAAAAAGTACAAATAAAATTATTAGCGAGAGAGTTATATCCAATTAAACAATTTAACCCGATAACATCTGGAAATGTTTATCCAACATTTGAATATCAAACTGGATATAAATTACCAACAGAAAGTTATTATACTATAAAAGATACGATTACAAAAGAAACAATTGTACCATACGATGTAAATTCAAAAGTATTAGTAGGAACAGATAGTAATATCATTCGTCTAGACTTTACTAATTTTGCTTATGGTAGAGTATATAATCTAATGGTGAAAGTTGTTGAAGATTATAACGAAGAAGAATTTGAATTGGGTGATTTTGAAATAATCAAATAATGGCAATAGATAGAACAAATATAAATTATAGTGATAGCTTATCCGAAACACTATCAACTAAATTATATACCGATGACTTAAATAGTATTCAGGTTGAAAAATCTGTTGATACAAAGGTTACGGAATTAATTAAACCATTACCAACTCCAAATTTAGATTTAGTACCAAAGCCAATATATGATGCGGAGGTGGAATTAAATGCGGAATTAAATAGAGAAATTACAAATTTAAATACTGAAATAGCAGATTTAACAGAAAAATTAAATCAAAAAACTTCGGATAGTGGTTCATTGTACGTTTCAAACGATTTCCTTAAAATAACAAATGCAAATTTAGAAAACAATTTGGCAGCACAAAATAATATAGTTAGTGAATTGAGAACAGGATTATCAACTGCTATACAAAAATCAATTTCAGAAAATGCGGAACGAACGGGATTGGAAGCCGAAACATCTGGTCTAACCGCACAAAAAACTGCTTTATTAAAACAAATAGATACTTTAAATAATTTGGTAAAAGCGGCAGGTGCTTCATTGGAATCCGTTCAATCATCGTTAATTGATTCGCAACGGGCGTTAGCAGAAGCACAGACTTCAAATTCACAAGCGCAAGCTAGAGCAGCAGCTGAACAATCTATAAGAATACAATCGGAATTATCTAAAACAAAGAAAAAGAAAATTATTTGTAACGAACTATATAATCAAGGTTATTTACCACAGCACATTTGGAATGCGGATGAACGATATGGTAATATGATGTTTGATAAAGAACCAAAATTAGTATTAGGTTATATGATGTGGGCAAAGGATGTGGTTAAGTTTATGAAAGAAAAACCTAAATATACCAAATGGATTTATACGATAGTTAAACCTTGGACAGAACATATGGCATATGAGATGGGTGAATTACCTAATGATAATTTCATAGGAAAAATTATTCATAATGTTGGTAAGAAATATTGCTATTATGTATATAATCAAACAATGAGTAAAAGAAATTTAGCATACTAATAATGGCAATAAAAGATTTTAAAAATATCGAAAAAATAAATCAGGAGTTAGAGCAAACTGCTCAACTAATAAAACCTGCTGATTTAAATATATTTAAAACATCCGCTAAAAGTGTAGATGATTTTGGATTATCAAAAAATGATGCTATTGAGTTCCGTTTATATGATATTTCAAATAATCTATTAGAACAAACTAATGGTGTTAAAGTTAGATATATCCACAAAGATGAACTATTCAAATATTTAAAACAGTCATTAGATACAACAACTGGTGAAAAAATATTTGAAATTGATGTTGAGAAATTGGTATTTGACGCAGGATATGGAAATGGTGAGTTTAGAGTAAGTTTTGCATTTGTTAAAAACTATGTAGGAAACGAAAATAAAAAGAAAAGAGTTTGGATACATGAAGTATCACCATCACGAACTGAAATTAGAGTATTACCATTGTTAGGCTCCGATAGCAGTATTAATGTGGATTTGGAAGATAGATATTATTCTTTTATGGATAACGTAGTTGAGCTTCGTCAATCTTATAAAGAAATACAAGCATTTTTAGATAAAATAGAATTAAACATATCAACACTTATAGATGATTATTTTATATCATCTTTTGGACCAAAATATATTGAAGTAATAAACAAAGACTTTATTTTCGGTGGACCAGATGGTTATACGAATTTCAAAAATAAAGTTTATGTAAATTTCCGTGAATCGGTTATAAATGAAATCAATGGAAAACAATTTAGATTGGGAGCAACGGATTACGGACAACAATTATCCAATCCAATTGATTTGGATGAGTTTATTTCTAATTCCGAATTGGCATTAATTATTGAAAACAGATTAAATGATTCGGTTGAATATAGTATAGAAAGATTGCCTAAAAAAGTATATAGTTTAATATTTAAAGAGGCAACTGGAGAATATAGACCATCTGCAGTTTTACAATCTCTACTAAATACTGGATATAATTCGGTTACTAAATTACAATCTATACCGGATTCTAGTGGTGTAAACCCCACACAAACTAATAGAACAACAACAAAAGTAGCAGATAGGGTTATTACAG